TCATTCTCTGCTAATAGACAAGACCTACCTAAGACTACACCAAGAAGATCTAACAAACTCCGAGGATACAAGGATAAAGATCTGATTGGTATCCCTTGGATGCTCGCATTTGCTTTACGTGCGGATGGATGGTATCTAAGACAGGATATCATATGGCATAAACCAAACCCTATGCCAGAGAGTGTAAGAGATAGATGTACAAAGTCTCATGAGTATATCTTTCTGTTAAGTAAAAGTAAGTATTATTATTATGACAATGAAGCAATTAAAGAACCCGCAAAAGACTGGGGTACAAGAGACCGCACTAAAGGTAAGTACCATAATCCTGGTACTGGCCTACAGCCTCATAGTGGTCTTACCAAGTCTTATGAGCGGAAAAATAAACGATCTGTTTGGTCTGTAAACAAGAAACCATATAAGGGAGCTCATTTTGCCGTATTTCCATCAGAATTGATTGAACCATGCATATTGGCTGGTAGTGAAAAAGGTGACACCATAATAGATCCATTTATGGGATCAGGAACCACTGCTATGGTGGCAAAGAAGTTAGATAGATATTACTTAGGTTGCGAACTACACGACAACTATGGTGATCTAATAGAGCAAAGAGTATTACCGTACGAGAATAGATTGGAAAAGTTTTTTTCATGAAAAAAATACAAAAAATAGCAATTGTAGGAGCTGGTAATGCTGCGTGTCTGACTGCTTTACATTACCATCTTTATGGTAGAATTATAAATGACTCAATAGATGAAATTGAAATATACCATGACCCTAGTGTTCCAATAGAAAAAGTAGGTCTAGGTTCTCAATTAAATGTAACTGATATTATTTTTGATGTATTAGAGATGGATTGGTATGAAAATCCTATTGATGCAACATTTAAAACTGGTATATTATATGAGGGGTGGGGTAAAAAACAAGATAAAATATTTCATTCTTTTTCTGGAAAAGGAAATGCAATACATTATATTCCCCATAAATTATCTAAATGTGTATTAGAATCAAGTCATTTTAATGCTATAGAGAAAAGTATAAGTGATCCTGAGAAAGAAATAGATGCCAATTATATAATAGATTGTAGAGGTAGACATAATAGGGATAAGAGTAATTATGATACTCTTATTAATCCATTAAATGCTGTTCTCTTATCAAGTAAAGATGGTAAAGATCCCGATCTACATTACACAAGAACTGTTACCACACCGAATGGATGGACATTCGTAATTCCCAATAAGGATAGTGTTTCTTATGGATACTTGTATAATAATACAATAACATCAGACAAAGAAGCAAAAGAAGATTTTTTAGAAAGATTTAATTTATCTGAAATTGATGATACATTAACTTTTGAAAATTACATGGCTAAAAATGTATTTGTAGGCAATAGAACTATTTTAAATGGAAATGCTTGTGGTTTTATGGAACCAATGGAAGCAAATTCCACAGCTTTTTTCCTCAGTGTAGCAGAATTTGCTTGGGATTGTATATTTGGAATTACATCTCCAAATAAATCTAATCATTTGATTAAAAAATTGATGAAAGAGATAGAAACTTTTATACTCTGGCATTATCAATATGGATCTAAGTATGATACAGCATTTTGGGAGTATGCTAAATCACTTCCATTTCATCCTGATAAAAAATTTAAAGAATTAATAAAAAATCCTTTTAATAAAAATGAACTTGAAATGAAATTTCATTCAAAAGAAAATTTTAAACTAGAAGAATATGCATATGGACAATGGGCATCTCCCAGTATAAAAGTTTGGAAGGATGCTATGGAATGAAAACACTAGAAAGACATAATTATGATGGTAATAATATTATAAAAACAAGGAAACTTGTTTTTGAACCTTATGATTTTAGTGAACCAAATATGTGTTTGGTAATCGGATTGATACAACAAAATCTTAAACCTGAGTTACTCAAATGTAAAAAATTAAAGTATAAGGATAATATTTTGTGGTCTCCATTTTATGGCCACTGTTATCATGCTACACAGGCACTATATTATCTGATGGATACAGATAAGTTAGTTCCTATGAGTGGTGAAGATTATAGAGGAGAAAAACATTGGTGGTTGGAATATAATGGTAACACCTATGATTGCACTGCGGAGCAATATTGGACAGTTGGTGAACTGCCACCTTATGAGAGTGGAAAGAAATCAAAGTGGTATGGTTGGAAACAACGACCCCAACAGATAACTCTCAAACTTATGAAAAGAGTATTGGGTGATCGTTTGATTTCAGACATGGTAGTTGACAAGAAATAATTTATCTGTTATAATTAAAATATACACATTATTGATCTAACGATCTTATTATAATGACTGAAAAAACAGCAAGTGTCTTTGACACATCACTCTTGTGCGATGATAATTATATCACTCTAGAGCACTGCGATCCAGATAACTGGACTGCAGACTTTACAAAATTTTGTGAAGAATTCGACTTACATGATGTTGAGTTGGTAGACAAAGTTGTACTGCCAATTAGTGAAGTCAGATCCATCATTAATGGTGGAAAAAAAGCAGACTCACTTCCTAGAGATAGGGAGAAATTAAAAGAGTCATATGAAAAAAACAAGGTAGATATGAGTCAGTATCCTATCTGCATAGATGAATCATATGACACATTAAATGGTGGAACTCGTTTGCATGACGAAGTTTTTAAAGCACTTGGCATAAGATCATATTGTTTTTGGATAGTAAGACCCAAAGACATATTAGCTAGAATTGATTTTGAAAACAAAGTCAATGATCCAGAAGAAGGAGTTTATCGCAGAAAAAATACTGTCACAGATGTAAAGACTGGTGTAAACGCATATGCAGATGCTTACAAAAAAGCAAATGGCACACAAGTTGATCATGATCAACTTAAAGCAAAGATTGATGAGTATGGTGGAAATAGTCTAACCAAAAAAGAAAGAAACAATCTATTCAAAGAATTAACTGCAGATAACTCAGATAGATTTAAACCCGCTAGATATAAAACATTTACTAATCAATCATTCAGAAGTTATATGAATGATGATTTGTTTACTGATCCAAGAAAAGCAGATTGTATATCAGATCCATCAAAATATTGGTTGCAGAATGCTAAGAACGGAGCACGTTGGAGACAGCACATAGATGAAATGTATAGATGTGCCACCTTCCATAAAGATCAATCACCACATCCAATGCATCAGATTGTCATTACTCCACCACCAGATGAAGATGGTAAAGAAATGCAAGAGAGATTGGATTTCTATAACGATAGAGAAAAACTTTACAGAAAGTTGGATGCTATTTCCATGTATAAATTTAAGAATGGAAGATATCCTGCACAACATGTAGAAGCAGAGTTATTATTTGCACCTAGTTCTCATGAAGAGGTTATGGCTGGTAAATTAATTCCTTTCCAAGATGTTGTTGCTTGGAAACTTACAGAGGAAACAAAGAAAAACCAAGACGATGAGGAAGATACTGATTATGCATCAATAGACGATGCACTTCAAGTATAATATTGACACTTTTATATCTGTCACACTAGGGGTCACAAAGACCCCTTTTTTATTATATAATATGTTTATACCAAAAGAGGAAACTACTATGAGATGCGAAGTGAAACTTTATGTTGCTGGTCGTGTTTTCTACGAGGAAGTAGAGGCAAGAGATTATTCTGATGCTAGAGATACAGCTCTTGCGAGAAATCCAAAAGCAACTGTGGTTAGTGTAAATGCGAAATTCTAACTATCAAACCTTTTATAAGGATGCAATAAAAAATAAGAAAGGATATGTAACTAAAGATGGTATGTGGGCTGCCATACCATCTAACGGAAAGAAGTTTGCTATTGTTCACAATGGTATCGTAGAACACTTCTCAAGAAATTTTGAATGTGCTATGATATACATACAAAAAGGAATTAAAAAAGAGAAAAATGCACGATCAAAACTCAATAGATCAGAATGAAACTTCTGCTGAAAAATATCAGAGAGCGTTAGATTTATTTACTGAGTCAGTTATGAAACCTGACCCTGATTTGCGTGGTTGTGCATATAATCAAAACTGTTATGAGGATTTGATGGAGATACGAGAACACGTTTTAGAATACCTTAAAACTTTAAAGGAAGTCACACACCACACCAATCCTGATGAGAGTGATGAACTTGAAACACAGAAACTCATTGATACAAAACCACTAGCAAAATGGCGGTAGGTATAAGTGCGTAGGCATAAATTTTTGTTAAATTGTATCGGCAAATACAGACATTATTTGTCTAAATAATGATAGAATTAGGGGTAACAAGATGATTTAAATCTTTTTGTTATTGTAATTTATTTGGAGACAATTATGCACAACTTAATTTCGTTTAATCAATTATCTGGATCTTATCAAGAAGAAAAAACAGAAGAAGATTTAATCACAGAATACTACGAGTGTCTAATTGACTGTGAAGACGACCAACATGTTTGTAAACGTATATGTAAGGAGGTTTTAATTTAAAACAATTTAGACGTTTATCCTAGCAGACAAATGATTAAATATCAACATCCACCTTAAAGTAAAATTAGTTAATAATCATATCCCCTTGACTTTTTAGTTAAGGGGTTTTATAATAAAAGCAAATTATGAAACATTCTAACGATATATACCAATTGCAAAATAATATAGATAGTTTACTTGCAAAAATATCAGAAAGACAATCAGAAAATGAGAGATTGGAATATCAAAAAAACAGCAAAAATATTAATCAAACGGGCTAAACAAAATCCAAGAATATATGCTAAAGCAGAAGTTTTGTATGCTAAAATGATTAAAAAAAGAGAACACAAAAATGAACAAAGACAGTCTGAAAATAAATCAAAATAAAGACGGATCATTTTCAGTAGAATGGGATAAAAAAGACCCCAATTGGAAATGGATGAATAACTTGACAACAAAAGAATTGCAAGTTATGATACAACAATCCATTAAATACGATCAAACAAATGTCTCACGATGATTACTCATTAAACCAACTTGAAGAGTGTATTGATGATACTTTACACTCTGCAGCTTCACCAGAAGAAATACATGATGTATTAATTAAGAATGTTAAAAAAAATATCAGGTATCATAAAGCGTGTTACAATGATAGTGTTCGATTTTTAGCATTACTACGAGGAAATAATAATAAAGAAATAGAAGTAATTGATGGTGATATGTGTTAAGTTATACTATCCAACTATAAAGACAATATAAAATTTATAACTAGTTTATATAACCTATGTTATAATACCAACACAAACAGGCATAAAAATGGTTAATTTAGACGAAAGATACCACGATTACCTTATTAACGGTAAACTTATAAGGATGGATGGTGTTAGTGAAAAATTGATTGGTTATGGTTGGCATTGTGATGGAAACGAGATAAAAGGTTACTATCTTACTACAGAGAACTATAAATTGTATTATAATAACAACCAAGTATATCAGTATAAAGAATTACTTAAGGAGAAAGTTAATGTCTAAAATTAAACACGATTTAGAACACGAAGTTTATCTTGACCCTAAAGATAAAAAAGAACATATTAATCATGGTATGTTAGAATACAAGAAGTCAGAACTCGAAGAAGTACATGCAGATTATGAAGTTTACCATAAAGATGATGTAGTAGAACCAAATGAGGGAAAAATTAATGATTGGCACACTAGACATGAGGATAAGCATTTAGAAATATATTGTGATAACCATCCTGACGCATTTGAGTGTAGAGTGTATGACGACTAGGCCAGTTTAATAACTTACACAACCCACCTTACATTAATCTTTAGGGTGGGTTATACTATGTGAAATTGATTTAATTGTATGAGTTATCTTGATGACAACCTACTTCCTTTGATTGAGAGTATTAAACCTAAAAAATCTCAATCTTATATACTTGAGGCATTAGATCTAGATCGTTATTCTGCTCATGGAATACAGATAACGTTTGGCGAGAGAATAGAACAGTTTTGGAATAAAGTAATAAGTGATAGTTCTGCTATTAATTTGATCGAGGATAATAATATAGTAGAAGTTAATGGTAAGAATAGACAGATAGATCATCTATTTACAGTTGCACTAAGTAAGTTTTATCTTGAAAGCAAATGTTGCTTAAACTTTGATAGTGAGAAGGTTAAAGCATCTAATAAAAAAATACAAGAAATAAAGGAAACAGTTGGTGCAGATGAAGCAGGATATTTCATACCAGTAGTATCAACTATTGACCAAAAGTATCTTACAAAGTATAATAAGAAAGGGTTAAATGTTTATGGTGTTAATTGGTTACTTAGTAAGATCGATGCACCATTTACTGAAGAAGAGTTCTTTACATATATGAGAGAAGTAATTGCACCAGTTCTTGAGAAGAAAGGTTTATGAAACCTGTAGTTAAATATCAGGGTGGTAAGACTAGAGAGTTACCACTAATTGAGCCTTATATAAAAACAGCAAAAAGAATTATTGAACCATTTTGTGGTGGTGCAGCTGTATCTTTACATGCTAATGTACCATCAATATTAAATGACTGTAATAATAATGTCGTTAATTTATACAAACTACTTAAAGATAAAGAATATTTCTATAAATTGTTTAGTGATGTTCAATATATGAAAACACTAGGGCATGATGAACTTGAAAAAAGATATTATGATGCTAGAGATGTAATTAATAAAGACGATCCAAATCCATATGATCTAGCATTGTCATATATTATTGTTAGACAATTATGTTTCTCAGGTATGGAGAGATATAATGCCAAGGGTGAGTTTAATGTACCATTTGGACACTACAAGAAGTTTGCATGTAATCTATCACCTAATCATTATACATTTTTCAATCAATGCGAGATATATAATGAGGATGCAGTTAAATTAATAAGAACATTCCCTTTTAAAGAAGGTGATTTCTTATTTCTTGATCCACCATACCTAGAGCGTTTAGGATACTCTACAGGCGATGGTAGTGATGGATTACACGAAAGATTGGCATCAGTATTAAATGAAATAGATGTGCCTTGGCTATTAATACATTCAGATTGTGATTTTATTAGAAAATCGTATTCAGAGTGTGTTATTAATGAAGTTGGGTTCAAGTATGCTCAGAATTTTGGTAAAGGTAAGGATCATTCTAATGCTAAGGTCAATCATTTATATGTCAGTTCAGACACTTAAATAACTGTCACACCCTCTTGCACAGATGGTTTTTTTATGCTATATTAATAATAGGGAAACAAACATACTAAGTCATTAGATGACTAAAGACACAACTAGCATAGTTGTGACGGTATATTTTGTTTCTCGCACCCAATATACAACCACCACTTATTATGGGAATACCAACAGGTCAAATGCAAGAACATACACAGGAACTTCTTGACCACTATAATGAACTCTTTAACTGGGAGTATAATGAAATGTGTGATTTCATAGAAAACTACGGAGAAGACGCATTTCAAGATAACTATACAAAGTATCATCAATTAGTTGATGACTATGGACAACTAGTAGTTGATGAGTTTATAGAGGAGTTTGACACAGATGCTATCGATCATTTTGAAGATATGTATCAAGGTCAATATAATTCTGGTGGAGATTTTGCAGAGCAAATTGCAACTGATTGTGGTTATGTAACAAGAGAATTACCACATTGGATTGAGATAGATTGGGAGAAGACTTGGGATAATGCACTTTCCTATGATTACACACTAATCGGAGAAGGTCACATATTTAGTGCCAATTATTAATGTGTCACACACTACCACGCATAGGGTATAAAATACCTTATAATATAAAAGTAACCAACACAGGAGCATTTATGACTACTACACCAGTTTCCTATGATGAATATACAATTGTTTCAAGTAAAACTACACTTGAAGAGAGAGTATTGGAGTGGACAGAAAAACTATGTAGATCACTTGAAGAAAATTACAAAGAATATCATTTAAGAACATTAAATGGTAATTTATCAGGTAATTATCCTGAGTATGCCAGAAAACAATTAGATGAGATAGAGAACGGAACAGCAAACTTAATGAAGTTTAGAATAGAGAAAGGTAGAAAATACTATAAGATCATACAACAAAACTATGATACATTTCAAGATAGAAATGAGTATCGTGATGGAAGTGTTCATGCTTTTGTAGATAAGAAAACTGGTCAAATTTACATGCCAGCTAGTTGGAGAGGCCCAGCTAAACATGTAAGATATGATATGAGAATTATTAAAGAACGTGAGTACGTACTTAATCCTCGTAATTGTGGTTGGGCTGGTGGATATCTTTATTTGAGATAACCACTTCACAAACTGGTACATTGGGGAATTTATTCCCCTTTGTATCGGTTATAATATTAAAGTAACCAACAAAGGAGTTTTCCCCACATGACCAACTTCAGAGAATTTTTAGATTACTGCATGGATTTCTACAATCCTACATCAGGTTTATATCCGATAGATGGGTTAACTAGGGAAGAGTTAGCACTTGCAACTCTTAACTATCTTGACTTAGTGGCATCAACTGATATCACATGGGGTGATGGTGACAGTTTAGACAGAGAGAGAGTAAGAGACATTCTTATAGAAACAAGATCTCATAATCAAGCATTTGAAGATCTTATTAGAAGAGAGGGAATTTGTAACTAATGAACAAATACGAAATCACATGGGATGAACAATATCATCTCATTAAACTCTATGACTTACTTAGAGATACTGGTATGATGGATGATCTACCAAAAGAAATCGAAACCTTTTTTGAAAAACTCTTAGATTAATGAACAAAAACTACTACATCAAACAAATCAGAGACTTGAGTAAAAACTATGATGGTGAAACTCAATCAAAAATACTTGATGATCTTACAGATAAATTTTTTGATATTAAAGGTATCAAAGAATTGTATGACATCCTAATGGAAGAGGTATATGGTGATGGAGGAATTAAAGGTTACTAAAATGAACCAATTTTCACAAATTTACTACCCACATCTTGACCCATACGAGCAACAGTATAACGACATTTGGTTTATGCAAATGTTATCAAGATTAACTGATGATGGTGTATTGTTTATACCAGATCTTAACAAATCATTCAACAAATTAGGACAGGAGATCAATTAATGAAAACAACATTCACACCCGAAGTAATCAAAGAACTCAAGTCATTTCTTGTTGAGAGAACAGTTGACAATATGTCAACAGAGGACTTAGCTGCCTATGTCACAGCAGACCTTGACCAGTACTATAAGAATATGCCAGAGGTAGAATTTCTTGATATTGCAGAAAACTATTGGGATGATGGTTTTGATGAAGTAGTCGAAGAAATTGAAGAATATGCAAATTGTGATTTTAAAAAAGATAGGAGAGCAAACTAATGAAAACAATTACACTCACAGATGAACAATTTGATACTCTATATGAGTATGTTGATGATAAAGTAACAACTATTGTTGATGCTTCGGTTGATTATCAAGATAGTGAGATATTAAATGAGTGGGAAGACTTGTTTGATGTTCACACATTATTAGAGAACATCAAAGTTAAGTTTGAAGAAAAACTTGCAAAGGCACAGGCAAAACAACCAACTATGGAGTGGAACTAATGGATTACATCAACATTATTGAAGTGCTACCAGAAGAGGTATCACACAAAATCTCTACCCTGATATGGGATGCACTTGATAAGCAAAACATCATTACAAGTGATGATGCCGAACTATCAATCAGAGTATATGATGATGACATTATAGATCATGTAGTATCAGAGGGATACTTAGATAGTTTATCAGAGGGTAAAGACCAACCTGATGACTATGGTAGTAAAGTTGATGCACTTGTGGATAGTATGAGTGAAACAGAATGAAATTAGACAACTATGAACTAACAACTATAGATTATGCATTAAGGTATTATCTTAAAGAAAATCCAAATCTTGATGAGGAAGATATTGAGTGGTGTAATTTAGTAAGAGAAAAAGTGGACAGCATTATGGTATCACAGGCACAATATGATATGGAATGTGGATAGGCCACCTAGATTAGTGGCACACTCATCATAAATATGAGCAAATTATCCATTATAATAAGTATATACATCACAGAGGTCTTATGATTTTTGAAAACACATGGCAAAACGAAACAGTTTTACACGAAGCATTTATTGATGATAATGCTGATGTTTCAATCAGAGAGGTTACTCTGGGTGGAGATCCAGTAGAGGATTTTGTTTCATATCACCCCAGTATTGGTGCAAGTGATGATGAACTCACAAAAATATGTGATGACATCTATCAGACACTCATGGGTGCTTTCGTTGCTAAGATGATGGAGGTTGCATAATGACTGTAATCGTTGACAGAATTGATCTTTTATGTGAAATCTTAAAAGATTTCTGCACTAAGCACAATTTACCATTTATGAGTGCAGATGATCTGCTATACTCAAATGAGTTATCCGAAGATAAGAGTTTAAGTGATTATCAAACACGTTGGTTAATGGCATATATTGATGTATGGGATACAGTAATGGAAGAGGATAATCAACAATCTTATGTTAATTCTTTAATCACAACAGGAGTTTAATTTTATGTCACACACAACACAAATTGAGAAAAACCTTGCCTATTGTATTGAATATCTTGAATTAGATGATCTTATGATTGGTGAGATGTTCAAAACCATCGAAGAATTTGGCATTGCATCAGTTGAGTACTTTTGTGAGGAGTTCGTATTCAAATGCACCGATAGTCAGGGAAATGATGATTTGGATGCTCTCGGAAGAATACATGATGAGAATTATTTAAAAATTAAGTGGGGATTGACATAATGTTGGTTGATCTATCCAAAGAAGAACTACGGTCATTATGTGAGTTTATTTCTTATAATAATGATATTGACAAGGAAATTGATTTGATATATGATAAGTTAAAGAGAATTTCAATTGCATGTACTTGTAAGGAGAAAGTTAAATGAGTTTTAAAATCAAATTAAATGTGGATCGAACAGTAAGAGACCTCTATCCAGGCCTGACACGTAATGAGGTGTATATCATCTCTGAACAAATTGAAGAAAACTGGGATTACTCAAATCTGATTGATGAGGTAAAGACATTAACTGAACAGTATGCAAAAGCGGATAAAATTGATTTGGAGGGTAAGGATGGTGTTGCCGAATAAGGTAGACAAACATGAGTGGAGTATGTTATAATGAGTAAAGATATGACTGCAAGGGAAAAACTTATTTTTATTTCTTCTTTTATCTGGTTTCTACACTGGTCAACATGTATTTTCTCACAACTTCTGGCATTGGTTATAGCGAACAACTCTGTAAAGACGTTGTTGATTGGTTTATAACCAAGTTTCTACCAAGGCACAAATTATACATTGATATCAGACATGATGATTTAAAGAATGATTATGGAACTGGATTTTGTGATGTGTGTCCTGAGTACGGTGATATTCATCGGCCCAGAGACTTTGTAATTGATCTACAATCTCAGATGCCAAAGACATGGTATATCATTACACTTATACATGAACTTGTGCATTTAAAACAGATGGTAAGAGGACAGATAACATATAAGTGTGGTAGAATGATCTGGGATGGTATTCGAGTGACCGAGCTAGATTATGCGATCCAACCACATGAAATTGAGGCATATGACAGCGAGTGGCCCCTATATCTTGAGTATATGTGGGATACAACTGGCAATTGGCACGGAGATGCATGATTACTTTTTTTTCTATTTTACTTATTTTACTCATAGTAATAATATATACTATGAACAAATATAATCCACACAATTGAGGACACAAATACAATGACTGAGAACAAACTCTATGAGGTAAGACAACTGGGAACAACTGGATGGGAACTTGTTGATGAGAGAGCAACCAATCTAACCAAAGAACAGTGTGACAATCAATTAAAAGAATACATGAATGATGGTGTCTCATCAGAGAGACTTAAAGTATTCAGAGTGGCATAATGTATGAACCCGAAGTCGATGAC